TGGATGAACCATCCAGGTCATACCTTGTTGCATCCTGCATGTTGACTTTGAAGATAGGTTCACCGCCAACAGCACGGGTGTTCCGCAGGATCCCCTTCATTGAGGGATGTGCGAGGTTCCCAGTGATAGCGTAACCATCTGCCTCAACCAGCATGTAGAGGCCATCAACTCCAGCGGCAGTCTCACCAAGAATGGCTTCATACGCATCAGCGTAAGCGGCCAGGGAAATGGTGTGACCAGCGGCGGTTGATCCAGCCATGAGGCCAGCGGCCCCGAGGTTGACGGTCCAAGAAGCAGGGATGTTGGTACCGAAGAGCACGGCCTGGGCAATTGCCAACTCAAAGGCATTTACGAGCTCAGGTTGAACCTGGCCCCAAATGTCATAGTTGGCATCATCAAGCACGGCTTGCGGGATGGGAACGATGACTGCGAGCTCTTCCGCATCAATAAAGCGGTTGGCCCACGCGACATCAGTTGTCTGTTTCAAACCAGTGTCGCCAGTAACAAAATATGCAGTGGCAAGTGCGTTCATAACCGGCAACCGTTGCTGATTGCGTGCCATGTTCGGAAGTCTGCGAGCCATCTGCATAATGGGATTGCCGCCCGCGACCTGGTTGAGGATGGCGTTTGACACCTCTTCCGGGATCAGCGATGCAGCATCAGCACGAGTAATTGCATCATTGAAAGGCATGTCTTATCTCCTTATATTGCGCCGGCTTTCTGCCGGATGATTGTGTTCATATCCTGCGCCTTTGGGGGCGAGGTGGTGCCATTACCTGCAGTCCCGCGAGGGGCCGCAGTGCCGAACAGCTCAGGTGCAGCTTCCTTGACTGCATTCCAGTCCGGTGCTCCACTTCTCGTGAAGAGGTTTTCTGCAACCGCGAGCGCGTAAGCTGCCTTAGGATTGCGGCACCCTATCTCAGGGCGGAGTGCATCCTCAAAAAAGGCGGCACGCTTTTCAATTGCTTCAACACGACCCAGTGCTTCCTGCAGGGACTTTTCAGCTTCACTGCCCCGCTCCACTTTCTTGAGCGCGTCATTTAGCTGACTTTTGTAACTGTCCCGCTCATCCCTGGTTGCTTTGACGGTGTTCCTAAGTCCGGCCACGTGCTCGCCGTACATCTTCTTGACACCATCATCCTGGGTGTCTAACCAAGCTTCGAAGCTCTCCGGCTGGTTAGCACCCTGCTCGGGTTGCTGGGTCTGAGTAGTCTGGTCCGTGCTGGTAGTACTATCATTTTGGTCTGGCATCTCGCTTCTCCATTCTGGCCTTCTCGGCCACCTTGTTTACATTATAACACCTTTGCACCGCATTAGCACGCTTTCTGTTGAATTTGACAGCGGATCAGCTGGATCACGTGGATCACCTTTTGTATTAAATAACACTCTCTAAAATTATTTTGTAATTGTATTTAATACAAATTGATGAAAAGGTGATCCAGCTGATCCGTTTCAAGCGGGCCTGCTCTTCTGCGTGTTCTTAGGTGTTTCAGCATGTATGATCACCTTCATTATTTCACGCAATGTCATTTTATTGTAGTCCGGTTTTTGTTTTACCATATATTCAGTCCTTTCAATAAGTTTATCACCGCATTCACCTGCTTCTTTGCATTTGTGCTATCCACATCGCAAGCACGGGATACTTCGCTTGCCCATTTGTTCACATCAGAATCATAACATGTCATCACCATAGTAAACTGCTCACCCTTTTTGTTTTGCGCGTATGAAGCGTGGGGAAAGAGTGATGGTGGACTGTAATCCCGCTGTAATCCATTATTTAACACCTTATTTCGCCAAGTCAACGTGTGGATGTACTCATGGTCTTGTATAGGTGTTCCAATAAACTCATGATAAATGTACATATTATGAGTTCTGCTGTACGCAGACCCCATTTTTGCTTGAGCTAAATTATCAATAATTCCAATATTGAACTCATCAGACATTATTACATCTTGTAACTCACCTCCTCGCAAAGCACTCATTGTTCTATATCTATCGTCTATAGGTTCTAATGCTTTGAGGCCAGCGGGCATATTTGCAATACGGGCTCTTATTGCAGCTAATTCCGCAGTAGACGGAACGCGCTCACCCATGCTTGGATTAGCGAAAGTAGTGATCGGCGGAATATATCTATTGCCTGCTACACGTATAATTGTAGTTGAGTCTGCATCTGAGAAAATGTTGTATCTCTGCCTCAGTGACTTCAGGCTCAACACCGCTGGAGCCTCTCCCCAGACTTTGTCATGTGACATTGTGGCAAACTGGTTGAATTTCACCTGGCCCGACTTCCATAAGTCGAACCTCGTATTGCCCATCACCTGTCTCTGCTTCTGTTCATCCAAACCCTTGAACCACTTCTCCCCATGTTCCCACTGAGGCGGAGGCACGCCTTTTACCTTAGCTAAGATGTTACACATCCCGCGCGGGTGGTCTGACATCTCATCACTCTTGTTGTACTTGGTCCCATCAAGGATGATGCAGGCCAAGCACGCTGTTGCCTTGTTGGCCATCCTTATGTAGTACTCAACCACCGGGGTGCTTCGGTATTGCTGAATGGTACCCTCACGGTAAGCACGGGACATCTCGGTCTGGGCAATCAAGAGAGCACGGTCGGCTCCCAGGCCGAAGTTCTTTACCATGTTCTCTGCTACTTGACCAGGCAAAAAGCCCCGTGCCACGCCCTCAATAAGTGCGGTTGTCAGCCCATCAACAGCGGTTGGGTAACTTGCTTCAAGAAGGTTGTGCAGCGGTTTTCCCTGCTGAAGGATGGCAGACATGCTCTCAACACCGCGGATGTCAGTCCGCTCCCAGAACGGGGATAGCGCGCCTATTGACTTGTATTGTGTTTCAATAAGACCGTTTGCCGCATCAACACCCAAGACATAAGCATCCAACTGTGAGGCATTGATTAGGCTTTCCGCGGACTTGGTGAAAGCAGTGATCCGGTCCTCTGCCTGCTGAATCAGCCTGCGGTACTTCTCCTCTTTCCAGAGCATCTGCTGTGTAATCACCTCGCCAGCATCCCGTTTTGCTGACATGATATACGCAAGTTCAGACATTTCCGCTTGAAGGTTGTCTTCAATGAGGATCCACTGCTTCACAAGGTCCCGCATTGTGTCAGCCTCGCGACCTTGCATTAGCTGTCGGTACTCATTGACTGCTTTTTCAATGTCTGAAGGCATTCATCGTCCTTCTACTACACACTTAGATTGTCATGCACGGTGAACCGGGTTTTGACAGAGTAGAACTTTCCGGCTGGGATCTCCACATATCCCTGCATCTGCCAAGTACCGGCCAAATCAATGTCTCCAGCAATCCCAACATACTTCATCTTTCCGTCAGAGCCATCCGTAACTAAGACAGCGGTTTTGGCCATCTTGGTGCCGGCGGGATCTTTGAAGTAGATTTTCATAACTGTAGCAAGCCCAATCGGCACGGGAGTTACTTCATCATTCTCAACAACCGTGACCTCAAAGATAGTGCCAACATCGCCTACATGGATAATGGTATCTGTCATAATTCCTCCAACTCGTCATATCTGTCGCTTACCAGTTTATTGATTATGCCCTTTGCCGAGACTTTCAAGTTAATCATAACAGATTCCGCTACGCTCAAATTCAGGACTTGCAAAGCGGGTACTTCCATAGCCATTACGCCAACTGCTTCTACCGACCTGTTCATCACAAGGTTTACTCTAAATACTTCGGCATGCCTTTGACCGATTGCGCCCCAATAACCACCGCCCCAGTAAGACATTCCCCAATAGTTAGAAGTCTGTACGTAATCCATTACGTCAAATCCAAAGTGATGTTATCCCTATCACCTGTTGCTAAATCAACCGTAGCAACGATCCTGTCTGTTGTGTCGTCAGGGTCGCGGAAGGTTAGCGTGCCCGTTCCGCCGCCGTCCAGCTTACCTGCCAGCGCCGCGTTGAGAATTTTAAGCGAGTCCTGCACCGTCATTGTGCCATCCGCCACAGCCGCTAAAATGTCGGCCGTGCTTATGCCTGTGTAATCGCTAATTGTCTCTGATGGAACGGCTTTTTGATTCTTACCACCGAATGTAGTAGCGGTCGTATGCCCTGCAATCGCTTCATCCCACACCGCGTCAGCAACGTCCTCCGCGCTCGTTCCACCCGTCAATGCATTTGCATCTACCTGATTCGCAACGGTGAATGTCAACTGGTCAGTTTTTAGTTTGATCGCGTCCACCACTGTATCCACGATTGCGAGATTCTCTAATACAAGTGTCAAATCCGTATTGAGTTGTCTTAATTTGTAAGCTGAATAGACACTCCCCGTTGCGTTCTGACCGACGAACCACAGTGCGTAATCCAGATCGTAATCGCCGGCAGAATTGTCTACCGTGAATGTGTCAGATTCCCAAGTGTCTGTGCTATTAGTCATGGTGAAGGTGTCAACCGGAGCAGCGCCTGCCAGCGGATTGCCAATGCTTGCCATGAGATATACTCTCGGTAGGTATGCCATACTTGTGCTCTTCCGAAGCTGTACCTCAATAGAGTATATTTGACCCGCCGGTACAGTAAATTTTTTGTACCAAAACGCCGGATATGTCGCCGATTCCAGCGCATGAGCACACGCCTGCGTGTACCCGTCCGGCTTGATTGCGGTTTGCGACGTGACCACACCACCCTTGCACCAGGCTTTGACCGCTCCGTCTACCGCATCGTGGTTATCGGATTGCAGGCTCTGCCAACGATTCGTTATGTCTGTGTATAAGTAGTGCTCCGCCGCAGATGTCAGTCCGGTATTGTAAAGCCTGCCGGTTGAAGTTCGAATATCAAAATAGTTGCCATTGAATGAACCACCGGAGATGGATACAGACATACAATTATATATACCTATATAATTTCCAATAAATGCCCCACCGGAGATGAATGCATATGAACAGTTGTATAGACCGGAACCACTTCCACTGAATGAACCGCCGGAGACGGATATGGATGCGGAATTATTTAGGCAGACGTTGCTACCACTGAATAAACCACCGGAGACAAACGCGGATGCACAATTGTTTATACCGCTGTCATTTCCACTGAATGAACCACCGGAGATAGATACGGATGTACAGCTATTTAGAACATTGTAATTTCTACTAAACGCGCCCCCAGAGATAGCCGCATAATGACATGAGTCGAACATGGTTTTGTTCACACCATACCACATACCGCTGGCAATCATTAATTTTGTTCCGGTACTACCGACTTGGTAGATTGTTCTTGAGCCTGTGCCAACCGTTATGATTCTGATATTACGTGTAATCAGGCTGACTAACGCCCCCTTGCTTTTAGCCGCTGTCAGTCCAGCAGTTACGGTAATGGTTCCTGCCGCAATGCCGCCCGTGGCGATGATCCTCTCTTCTGATTCCTGCCCTTTGTTAATATCGTCTATCCTGATTATGTCACCTGCCGCCCAAATATCCCCCGTCACATCAGTATCAACGGACAGCTCGGTCTGTCCAATCGCTTCATCCGCCGACAGTTTGATACTGGTATACGTTGGTTCTGCACCATACACGTTCATGGTCAGTCCTGAGTTTCCGTTCACATACCAGCCAGCAGCACCAGTGACCGTGTGCTTTGACGCAAACGGTATTGGCGCGCCGCTCGTGCCAATATTCCACGTTCCGTCGCCGACGACGCTCGCCCCGGTCTTGAGGAACAAACAGTATGATCCAGCTGCTGTGGTATGAGTGAGCGTGCCGGTTATAGTCACCTTTACGCCGGTCACAAAAGCACTCTGATTTGCGTCAAACTCAATTACGTGCCCGCTGGCGATTACGACATCATCCCCATCCACAGGTACGCCTGCATCCCATGTTCCTGCAGCACTCCAAAGACCCGAGCCAACGCTGGTTATCGTTGCCATTTAGACCAACCTATCTCGTAGAACAACCAAAGCATCCCTTTTCGCAATCAACTGCGCTACGTCCAATGATTGCGGTATGCCCTGATATGCAAGGTACAACTCATTGACAAAAGCACTAATCCTTGCCTTCCTCGCATCAGTCCAAGCCGACTTGTCAATCAGGTTCAAAACTCCCGCAACGTCAGTCGCTTCCTGTGAAGGGTCAGGCAGGTTAGCCAGCGTAGCATTGCACGCTTTAATATCTGCGGTGATGAAAGCCTTGTTATACGTGCCGATGATTTCAAATGAGGTGTCATCGGTTTCAATCCACCACTTGGATCCTGGTAATCTTGTTAGTGCCATTTACTCCTCCACTGTCTCATCTTCATTTGGACCGCCTTCTTTCTTAAGTGTCTGCTGACCAGGTATCACCTGATTACTCTGCGCATTCTGGAGCCGAAGCTGTTCCAGCATCACTTGAGCCTGGGTTGCCTGAGCCCTCTTTTGCTGCTCGAGATAATCCTCAATTTCCTGGATCTCAGCTTCACTCTTACCACTCCACTTCAATGCCGTGCTAAGCGGAATTGAGGATTCAATCAAAGTCTTAATTGTCTGAGCCTCTGTAAGAGGTTGCACGCTTTGAGCTGGTTCCCACACAACTGACAAATCATCCTTCAATGCAGTCTGACCATTGAGCTTGAGCAGGAAAGCGCCCAACTCCTTCCATGGCACGCTAAACATCTTCTGGTACTGCTCCACCTTTGCAATCAGCGGCGACTCCATTGCAATGAGCGCTTCGCCAGACACATTAGCTCCAGATGAATAAAAGTAGTGCTTAGGCGTGCGGCTGATGATAGCAATTGAGTTCGCAAGTTTATCAATCGCATTTAAGAAGTTGTTCAAGTCAGTGCCCTGGAACTCACCTACCTGGGTACCCTGCCCGGCGCCATCGCCAGGCGGGATCTGCCAGATTTCATTTGGCGCGTTCCGCAGTGTTGAGGTGTCTGAAGCTGATATGATGTATCGCTGCTTGAAAGCACCAAACTCGGCGGACACCATCATATCCGCAAGAAGCTTATTGACCGCATCCTGCAAGGTGACTATGTTCGTAAGCTCTGAGGTGCCAGAGTGCCGGTTGATGGTAAAGTGAAAAACGGGGATCTCGCCAAATGGATTGAAAGCACTGGGCACCTCCGAAGGCTTGAACGCATCCGCGGTTGTAGGAGCCGCCTTCATCGGAGTTGTCTCGTAGTACTCCAGTCTGTCAGGATAGTACAAAGTCATGCGATAGGTGTCATCTGTGGCCTTATACCACTTGCACGCAAATTCCTTTTTCTTAGGATTGTCCGCTTGATAAAACACGTGGCATAGTCTCGGGTCGTTGTAGTACACCTGCAACTCATCATCGGCTTCCTTCCACGCAATGATGAATGACTCATGGGTAATCAAGGCCGACTTATGCACGTCGTAGCTCTCAAGGGCCATTTCATTTTCATTATATGCCGCCTCGAGCAGGTCGTTGATCTCACTACTCTCTGAAGACCACCCTTTGAACACGAGCCTATCCAGGGCACTGTTAACAACCACGGCAATCCAGTTTTGATTGAAAGTGGTGTTGATATTCCTGAAAGCCTCGCGCAGGCGCTCGGTTGAATACTTCAGCGGTTGATTCCCATCTGCATAACTAAAAGCCGTGGTGTAAGGGATATTCTTTCCAGATAGTGCAGCATACGCTCGTTCAATGTCTGTCATACTTTCTCCTATCCTTGTCTGGATGTCGCCGGCCCAGCATGCTGCTTCATAAGTAATTCGGTCATAGCCCAGACAAGGGCATCTACTCTATCCGGGCTATCCTCGCCGGCCATTGCACTCCAGGTGGTCATCTGACTTTCGAGTCCACCAAACACGCCTACATGGTGAACCTTGCCCTGCTCATACAATGAAGAAATGGGTTCAGCACGGGTGCGCTTGCCCCTGGAGGCAAACACTCTAATGTACTTCCCAGTAAAACCATTCGCACGTAGGTTGGCTTCCACCAGCTCACCACCATTGTTCACCTCTCCCACTATGGCATCCGCTTGTAGTGATTCATATAGGGCAATTGCTTTTCTGGCCCAGCCGGCGGGATTGTAAACTCCAGATGAGTCCCCAAGCACGTACCCATGCCGGTCGGCTGTCATGCCTGCAGCAATTATACCCGTCTCATCACTATCTTTGTTCGAGCTGACTGCAGGGTCTATCGCAATCACTATCCTGGTCAAGGATTCAGCTTTATCTACACGGTGCTGGTCTAGTAGGTTAACAGTCCAGAGAGCACCCGGTGTATCTTCCAAAAGCTCCGCGTCCAACTCCTGCCGGCCTAGTCTGGTACCCTCATACTTACTAATGACATAATCAAAAAAGCCGTCAGCCAGGTTACGCTTGTTCTCGTAGGTGGTGCCCCTGGTAACGATGTTCTTGGGATTGAGCATGAGCTCTTTCACCAAAGGGGTAGGCCGCGGGGTTGTTGTGACAATCCCCTGCGGATTAGTCCCCAGCCGCAAGCCCATCATTGCTTGGGCCCATGCTTCTGGATAGCGCCAAGATGCCACCTCATCTGCCCATATCTTCTCATGCTGCTTGCCACGCAGGCGTTCAGGTTCATCCGCTGTAAAGATTAGTGACCTACAACCGTTCGGCCAATCCAGCCTCCGCTTACTTGCTAAGTAAGTCGGTCTTTCATAGGCGGGGCAGCACGCTAAAATCCCAGACTCGCCCTCAATCATAATATCCCGCGCATCATCCGCTGTGGCGCCGATGAGGTTGACAAAGCGGTGCTTCCTGGCCCAGAGTCGGACAGTCTCAGACCCGGTCCTTGACTTGCCAAAACCGCGGCCTGCCAACAGCAACCAGATGAAAAATGGAGTCTCCGGAAGACGCTGCTTCGGCCTGGCCCAGAACGACCAGTCAAACTGCAGCTTCAGGAGCTCAGTCTTCGATAGACTCTGTAACCGGCTCTTCCTGACTTCCATTGGTAAGCTCAGGAAGGAGTCGGCCAATGACTCCGTTGCTATCATACTCTTGTTCTCCAGTGGGATCTGTCGGGGCAATCTTTATTGGCATGTCAAGACCGAGAAGCCTAGCACGCCTTTCCATGAGTTTAATGACACGGTCAGTGACCTGGACACCCAGTACCGTTGTTCCGATGCCTGGCCAGAGCTTGTCAATGATAGTGTCCAGCCTTTCAAGTTCCAGGGAGCGGACCTCTTCGGTCGGCTCACGGAGGCACGTCTTCAGTGCTGACATCACCGCGGCATACGCTGTTGAGGTGCCCTTGAACCCAAGTGTTTGCGCAATGTCCCAATAACTCTTTCCCTGCTTGCGTAACTCAAGGGCCGCGAGCTTTTTCTCCATCGTGCGGGCCTGGGCTTTTGTTTGTTTTGAAGCAGTCATGTGCCTCCTAGTCCAACAATCTACTTTCATTGTACCACAGAATACGGCAATTTGCACATCACCCGGAATACCTGGTGTCCCAGTCTCCCCTTCGATGAGGGTTGATTTTCTCTGGGTGAAAAAGCACGTGCACCCAATAACGGCTTACGCCGTACTTCTTTGCCACAACATTTACTGGCATATTCGGTGCGTCGGGATCTTCCTTCATCCGCTGGAGCTTTTCCCTAAGTTCCTGCAGCTGTTCAACAGTGTGTGATCTCAAATAAATGTCAACATTAGTAGCCATGTAGCACCTCCAAATTCATTATAACATAAAGTGTAATTGTATGCACGGATCAGCTGGATCACCTACTTTGCAAAACTTTTGCTGAAAATCGGATCAGCTGGATCACCTTCCAGGCATTTTGTATTAAATACTACTCTTAAAATTCCCTTAACGATTAATAGAAAATGGTGTATGCAGGTGATCCAGCTGATCCGTTTGAATACAAAACCCGGTGCTCTCAACCGTGCTAAAAGTTTGATAATGCGCAAGACATTGCTCAAATAGTGACAAATGTCACAGAAAAACTATGACATTTGGTATTGTTATATCAGAGTGCCAAGTGTTAGAATGGTTCTATCAAAGGAAACATGAGGCGAAAATGTCACTCTACCACACAAACAAAGGAATCCCCGAAGCAATCCTCCGCAAGCTCCCGACCCAGAAGTTTCAGGTCTGCTACAGCTACCACGCGCAGGAAGCCCGCCTCACCGACCGCTACGGGGAAGCACCGGAAATGAAAGTCATCGATCCCCAGGCGTGCAAGGTAATCGAAGTCGAAACAATTGAAGGCAGAATTGAGAAGGTAGTCTACCGGACCTCAGCCACCAATGACCTCGACATTTGCCTGGCAGTCCTCATCAACAAAGCACTGGTAAAGACAGTCTGGATGAACCGCAAGAATGACACCCACAAAACTTTAGACCTCAGCAAGTACAACTAGGAGATTCAATGAGCTGCTCAAGAAGATGTGAAATTGTAAAAGCAAAAGACCAGAAGTGGTACCTGGTATTGGGCAAATTTGAGTACGCCCACAACATGAGCGATTGCACCGTTTACGGCCCATTTGCATCAGAGGAAAAAGCCGAAGCCGAGTTAGATAACCACTCAAATCCAGGGTGCATCTCCACCGACGACAGCGGAACCCGGACTTTCACCGATGTGGTCCGCCCTTCATCTAGCAATGATTACTTTACTAGGAGATTCTAATGACCGATAAACTCAGCACCATGTCCGTCCGCATCATCCAGCACCAACTCCGCGACCCGCAAGTCGGGTCCCCCTGCCCCGCGTGCTCCCACTCAATCAATGAGGGTGACCTCGTCGTCTTTCACCCTGCAGGGGCAGTGGATTGCTCCCGCAACTCCCTCACCATCAAGGGACCGGATGCCGCGGCCCTGTACCTCGCGGCCCTGCGGGCCAACCTGGATGACGAGCTCTTCGGAGGTTTGGAATGACAACCTTCACCACCAGTGCTCATCAGCTGAAAAATGCCGGCAGCATCGAAGAGGTGCTCTGCCTGGCCACCCTGGTCGCCAGCGGAATCCTTCCCGACTACTCAGACACCGTGGATGCCGCCCGCCATTACCAAGCACTCGAGCAAATGAACAAAGACTGCAGTGACTGTCTCTGCTTCAACAAGTGCCTGGCCTGCATTATCAACCAATAAGTTCATCGATACGGGGGCGTGAGCCCGAACCGCGGCCTCGCTCGCGATCCCCTCAATCGGCAAACTTACAAAAGGAGACTACCGTGAAAGTAGAGAAAGCAGAAGCAAGAGACAGAAAGTACGCAAGGGCCCGCTACGGAATGCGGGTGTCGGGTAAGTCAGTCTTCACCATTGTGGCAATCCAGGTGAAGCGTGCATCAAGGAAGGAGCTCTAATGGAACCCTTCTCAACCAAGACAATCACCACCATGGAAGTTCACCTTTACCCCGACGATGATGAAGTCATCGACTTCTCCAAAGAGGTGAAGGACCAGGCCGTAACAGCGTGCTGCCAGCGCTTTCCCTTCTTAGCAGACTGGGCAGTACGCAGTGTAGCAGTTGCCTACTCCA